CTTGTGGAAGTGAACCCGCCGGCCGTCTACGTCGGCTTTCGGATGCCGCCCGTGAAGACCGTGCCCGAGACGATCGGCAGCATTCTGGTGCCCGCGACCGGCGAGGTCGTGTCCGTCACCCGGTCGCTCGAAGACCCGTTCACCTTCATGCTGTCCGGGGAGAAGCTGATCGCCGTGGTCGACATGCGCGCCATGTTCTCCGAAGTCGTCATGCACGTCGACGCGAGGAACGTGAAATGACCGAGATGCGGATTCTCATCCTGATCGTGCTGGCGCAGTTCGGTTACTTCGCATGGCAGATCGAATCGGCCAAGCCGACCCGCGAGGAAATCGCGCTGCGGAACCATTGCGACATCATGCTCCGGCTCGGGAGGGATTGCTGATGCCGACGAACCCGCTGCTCTGGTGCGAGGCGCGCTGCGCCGGGGTCCATGACCCCGAGCACCCGGGTTGCCTTGAGACCAGCGTGGGCGAGTTCGGTGCGACTGCCGCCGAGCGCGCCGCCCGGGCGCAGGGCTGGATTCCGCGGGCGCGCGACTGGTTCTGTCCGGCCTGCGCCAAGCGTCTCGGGATCAGGGGCCGCGGCGCTCCGGTCCTGCGGAAGCCGCCACGGTGATTTCTACTGAACCGCCTGCCCGACCGGCAGACGGTTCGGCCGAGGACATCCTCGAACACGATCAACCCCAAGGAGGCCCCCACATGGCTACGAAGAAATCCACCAAAGAGACCACCATCGAGATTCCGGCGCTCCGGCGCGGGACCGTCCGGCTCCGGCTGATCGGCACCACGCCCATGTTCCAGAACCGCATGAGCGCCAAGGCGCAGCAGCAGTTGCTGGTCGGGAGCCGGAAGAAGACCACCGCCGAACGGCAGGCGATCAAGCACGACCCCCTCGCCGAGTTCCGGGCGAGCGCCGAGATCATCCCGAGCGGCCCCACCGCGCTCGGCCTGCGGGTCGTGGCGATCAAGGCCGCGATGTGCAGCGCCGCGCTGGAAACGGCCGGCATCACCAAGGCGTCGGCGCAGCGGCTGCTGTTCATGCCGGGCGATCACGTCGCGCTCTACGGGACGCCGCAGCTTCGCATGGACGTGACGCGCTCGGCCGACATCAACCGGACGCCGGACGTTCGGACCCGGGCCTTCCTGCCGAAGTGGGGCGCGGAGGTCGAGGTCCAGTTCATCACGCCGCAGTTGTCGGTCACGGGCGTCGCCACGCTCCTTGCGAACGCGGGCGTCCTGATCGGCCTTGGCGACTTCCGCCAGGAGAAGGGCAAGGGCGCGTTCGGCTCGTTCCGGGTGCTCGGCGATGGCGAGCAGGACGACGAGTGGGATGAACTCGTGCGGGAACACGGTCGCGACGCGCAGGAAGCCGCGCTGCACGACCCGACGTTCGCCAACGACGAAACCGTCGAACTCATGTCGTTCTACGCCGGTGAGGTTCAGCGGCGCGCTGCGTGACGAACCGGGTCGGGGGCTTCGGCCCCCGGCTCATCCCGGCAGGCGAGGCGAGGCAAGGCGAGGCTAGGCGGGGTCTGGTGAGGCACGGCTTGGCAGGCGTGGTTTGGCGCGTTGCGGCAGGGCTCGGTCCGGCCCGGCAAGGCGAAGCCGACACAACACAGGAGGTTCGCATGACGCGAAGGTTCACGAGAGAGTTTCGGCAACAGGTTCTCGATGATTTCGTCAGCCGGCACGGGGCATACGACCCCAAGCTGTTCCTGCGCGAGGTCCGGGAATCCAACGGGACGCACCGTGCATGGTCGTGGTTCGAGTGGCGCGATGCCGACGCCGCCGAGGAACACCGGCTGCATCAGGCACGGCTGTTCGTGCAGGGCCTGCGCATCACGTTCGAGGTCCAGACCGACGACCCCCGGGTTGTCACCCTGCGCACCGTGACGGCGCCGGCCTACGTTTCCCCGGTCGATGGCCGGTCGCGCGGCGGCGGATACTTCGAGACCGATCCCGACGACCCGGGACACATGGCCGAACTGGCCCGACAGGGCGCGACCGCCATGGAAACCTGGCTCCGTCGCTACGAGGGGATTTTCCTCGCCCGTGGCGGCGACCCGGGGGTGCTCCGAAACGTTATCGCAACCCTGCGTCGGGAGTCCGAGGCCGCCGCTACGGGCACCGATTAACCCGGCAGGCGAGGCGCGTCTGGGTCTGGCGCGGCGCGGCAGGGCAGGCGTGGCACGGCTCGGCGGGGCGGGGCGCGGCAAGGCAGGCCGGGCATGGTCTGGCACGGCACGACGGGGCGGGGCGCGGTTCGGCAGGCGCGGCAGGGGAAGGCAAGGCCCGGCTGGGCGTGGTGCGGCAAGGCAGGCCCGGCATGGTCGGGCACGGCACGGCGGGGCGGGGCGCGGTTCGGCAGGCGCGGCAAGGTTAGGCAAGGCGAGGCTAGGCATGTTCTGGCGCGGCAGGCGAGGCAAGGTTGGGTCGGGCTTGGTTAGGCCGGGCGAGGCGCGGCAGGCGAGGCTAGGCAGGCGAGGTTTGGCAAGACCCGGCACGGCACGGCGCGGCAGGTAAGGCTAGGTTAGGCGAGGTTGGGCGAGTCATGGAAATTTCCCGTCTCGAAAAGGAGCGGCGTCGGCGCATCCGACTGGCCGTCGCCGCTGCCGCCTACGAATTATTCGACCAGCCGGTCATGTCGGACGCCGAGTTCGACCAGCTTGCGCGCGAGATCATGCCGAAGTTTCGGACGGGCCATGACGCGCTCGACCGCTTCTTCGCCACCGAGTTCGACCCCGACACGGGGGTCTGGGTCCGGCGGCACCCCGAGCAGGACGGGTTGAAACGAATCCTGCGTGAAGTCTATCGAATCCCCGGCCGGGGACGCGCCAAGCGACCGGACGCAGAGAAACCGGAGGACCTGATATGAGCGAAGTCGATTGGACGAAACCCCTGCAAACGCGCTACGGCCGCCCGGCCCGGCTGGTGGACGACCATTACAGGAGCGGCAACGGCCGCGAGACTCATCCGATGTTGGTCATCGTGACGGGCGTGGACGGGTCGGAATGGCTGTCCCGACACGACCGCGCGGGACTCAAACGGGGTTGCGGCGCCGGGGACCCGGACACCATCATCAACGTGCCCGAGAAGCACGAGGTCTGGCTGAACATCTATCGGGTCGGCGATGTCGGAAACACCTTCACGTCCGGGACCGTCCGGGGGTCTCGGGAAGCGGCGGAAGCCGAGGGTCGCGGGTCGCCCCGATTGGCCGCCCGTGTCCGCGTCGAGTTCGAGGAAGGGGAAGGGCTGTGACCCGGCTCGCCCTCGTGGCGGCGGTCCTGCTGGCCGCCTGCCAGCCCTATGACGGCCCGGCTTGCACCACCTGCCTCGGGCCGTATGATCTGACTCTGCCGAGCCATCGGGCTGCGCTGACGGCCGGGCTCGTCGCCGCATGGGCGGCAGAAGGGAGGACGCCTTGAGCAACATCTGTGCCGCGCTGATCGTCACGGCCCACGTCGGCATCGCGGTGGCGCTCTATGCCAATTCGATGCAGAAGAACCCGCACTACCGCCAGCCGCAATGGCGCATGGAGCGGGCCTTCACGATTGCCTTCTGCGTCGTCTGGCCGGTCAGCCTGCCGATCGCGATCTGGGTCTGGCGCCGGTCCCCCGAGAAACGACTGCTGGATGCCCGCAAACGCCGGGAGCGGGCGCAGCAGGCCACGAAACACCCCGACGACAGGTAGCCTCATGGAATCCGAACTCACCGGCCGGCAGGGCCTCCTGCTCGATCACGTCCTCGACATGCTCGACGACCTGCTCGGCGACCGCGGCGACGCCACCCGGATCGCGCTCGATGACTGCCCCCGAAAAGTGCTGGACCTCGATTCGCTGGATACGGTCGAGTTCCTGATCTCCGCCGAAATCCGCTGGCCGCCGCTGGAAATCCTGGACGACCGACGCACCGAGACGATCATGTATGACGGCACCCTGCGCGAGATCGTGCTCTGGCTCGAAGAACTGCTCGTGGCGACGTTTTCGCCCGAATGGATGCCGGAGGACGTGCAGTAAAGGTTGACTATCTTCGCGCAACGTGATACCAGGAATCGTCCCTGACAGGAGCCCACATGACTGCCCTCACCGAACAAGTCGGCGGCGATCACTACCGGAAGATGGCGATCCAGCCCGTGCAATTCGCCCACGCGAACGGGTATGACCCCTGCACGTTTTCGATTCTGAAATACGTCTCCCGGCACCGGGAGAAGGGCGGCGTCCAAGACCTGCGCAAGGCGGCCCATTTCGTCCGACTGCGCAGCGATCTGACCCGGGTTTACGGTCGCGTCAGGTTCCACGCGCACTCCGCTGCACCGACGATCCAGGACTACATCGAGAAGAACGTCATCCCCATCCGGGAAGCGTCCACCCTGCGCATGAACCACTGGTGGGGCACGGCTCCCGATCAAGCCGCCACCAAGGACATCACGTTCATGCTGGCCCAACTCTGCACCGAAATCTACGGAGAATCCTTGTGACGCACTACATCCCCCAGAGCCCCATGCTGTTCGCCGCTGTCGTGACCGAGGATTGCGACCCCGACGGTGCGCCCGTCTACACTCACCTGCGCGTCATCGGCTGGCGGCTCGAACAGGGATACGCTCCGTTCCCGGTCGTGATCGGCACCCAAGGACGGATTCGGGGCATCGCCATCTTCCCGCCCGACGAGGGCGGCGGCACCGGCGTCCGGTCGTGCCTCACCGGGAGGTTTTACGAGACCGTCAAGGACTGGTATCGGGTCGAGGAAGACCTCATGTCCGGCGATGATCCCGCGCCCGCCGGCAACGACGCGCTGGCCGCGCTGGACATCCTGTTCACCGACCGGGGCTTCAAGAAGCAATCCTTCTGGCGCTTCAACGGGCCGGGTCATGCGCCGTTCATGTTCGTCGTGGACGCCGGCGACTACATCCCGGAGGACCCGCGCGTCGACAAGATCACCCGGGCCGACTTCCAGAAGAACCGCCCGAGCCTCGCCGAAGTGCCCTACGCCGCGCTGTTCGGTGCGCCGCAGCCCCGCAGCGCGCCCGAGGCGCCGCCGGAGCCCGAGGCTGACGACTACGACGAAACCGACCTCATCTGACAGGAGAGAACCATGAGCGACGAAGACGACGATCTCATCGGCCGGCCGCCCTCGGCGGGTCACAACTCCGCTGCCGCCGCGGGCGAGGAACTGCGACAGTTCGTCGAACGCTACGTCGAACTGGAAGCCGACAAGGCCGCCATCGCCGCCGATCAGAAGGAGATCATGGCCGAGATGAAGGGCCGCGGCTACGACACCAAGATCGTCCGCCGGCTGATCGCCGAGTTGAAGCGCGAGCCCGACGACATCGCCGAGGAAGAAGCGATCCTCGAAATCTATCGTGCCGCGATGGGCCGCACCTGACCGCCACGCTCCTGACAAAGCGAGGTTCCCATGTCTGCAAAGGACATTCGAGAAATACGATCCGCCCTGCGCGCCGAGGGCTTCGACTGCGAAGTCCGGGCGCGCAAGAACCACCTGCAAGTCTTCGTCGGCAACGAACTCGCGTTCACCCGATCACGGGGCTCTCGGAGCAGCCGATCCCACGACACGCGCAATGGCGAACGCCTACGCAACGCGATCCGCCACCTGAAAGCCAAGGAGACGGCATGATGGCCCACAGCAGAATCATAGACCAGACCAGCAAGATCGAACGCGCGTCCGTCCCTGCGCTCGACGATATTCTCGGCGTGGCCTTCCCCGTGCTCGACCATGGGTTCGTCCGGGTCGTGGGCTACGATGGCAACGACTCGGCCATCGTGCAGTCGGCGCGCGTGTCCTACGGCGAGGGGACGAAGACCGTCTCCGAGGACACGGCGCTGATCCGCTACCTCATGCGGAACCGGCATACGTCGCCGTTCGAGTCCTGCACGATCCGGTTCCACGTCAAGCTGCCGATCTTCGTCGCGCGCCAATGGATGCGCCACCGGACGGGCAGCTTCAACGAAGTCTCGGGCCGCTACTCGATCATGCCGGAGGCCACGCACCTGCCCGAGCCCGAAGACCTTGCCCGGCAATCTGACACGAACCGGCAGGGGCGCACGGGGGCATACGACCCGTCGGTCATCGCCGAAATCCGTGCAGCCATGAGCGCGGCGGCGGTGTTCACCCGCACCCGATACAACACCCTGATCCAGAAGTTCGACCTGGCTCGGGAGACCGCCCGGGAAGTCCTGCCGCTGTCGACATACACCGAGTTCTACTGGCGCACCGACCTGCACAACCTGCTGCACTTCCTTGAACTGCGACTCGACTCTCACGCGCAATTCGAGATCAGGGAATACGCACGGGCGATCTGCTCGCTCTGCCGGGTCTGGGTCCCCCACACCATGAACGCCGCGAGAGACTATCGGTTCGACGCCGTGACGATCAACCGGGGCGAACTGGACGCGCTGCGGGCCATGACGTCGCATCTGACCGACGAGGACCTTCGACGCCACGTCGAAGGTCGGGTGCTCTCGGAGCGGGAAGTCACCGACTTCATCGGCAAGCTGCGGCCCGGGGCGTGAAGTATCTGTCCACATTCAGCGGTATCGAAGCGGCGTCCGTTGCATGGGCGCCGCTCGGTTGGCGCCCGGTGGCCTTCGCCGAGATCGACCCGTTCGCCTGCTCGGTGCTGGCGCACCATTACCCGGACGTGCCGAATCTCGGCGACGTGACCCGCTATCAGGAATGGCCCGACATGGACCCCGATGTTCTGGTCGGCGGGAGCCCGTGTCAGAGTTTTTCGGTGGCCGGATTGAGAAAGGGTCTGGATGATCCCCGTGGAAACCTTATGCTCACCTACCTCGGAATCGTCGACCGATACCGACCGGACTGGATCGTTTGGGAAAACGTCCCGGGAGTTCTGTCGATCGACGGCGGACGGGCGTTTGGAACCCTTCTCGGGGCGTTGGATGAACTCGGGTATGGGATCGCATACCGGGTTCTGGACGCTCAATTCGTGCGAACACGCCGATTCCCTGGGGCGGTCCCCCAGAAGCGGCGACGTGTGTTCGTTGTCGGACATCTTGGAGACTGGCGACCTGCCGCGGCGATACTATTTGACGGCGAAAGCCTGCGAGGGAATCCTCCTCCGCGCCGAAAGACGCGGGAAGACGCTGCCGAAGCCGCTGCTGGACGTTCTGTTGGACGTAGTGGCGGATTCGCTGATATGACTTCCCGGGCGGCGGCCACGGTGGCGGCCTCTCGGGCAAGGACGACCCCCGGTGGACGGGTAGTCGTCATGGCGCACGGTCAGGCCAACGCCGAAACGACGGTCGATCACAGCCCGACTCTGACCTGCTTGCATGAAGCGCCGATTGCCGCCATTCCGGCACCCCCGGACGTGGCCCACACGCTGCGCGCGGAAGGGTTCGACGCCAGCGAGGACGGGACGGGTCGCAGGATTCCGTTGGTGCCGATTACTTTCGCCCCGCAGGCCGCAGGCAAGCAGACCCGGCTCGGCTATCGGGACGACGGGGTGTCGCAGACCCTGGGGGCCAATCAGGTGCCCGCAGTCGTCTTCGACCCCAACCAGATCACGAGCCCGGTAAACCAGTCCCGCCCCAAGGCACAGGTATGCCACACGCTTCCGGCCCACAAGGACCCGCCGCATCTGGCCGGCTCGGGAACCGTGCGCCGGCTGACCCCCCGGGAGTGCGAACGGTTGCAGGGGTTCCCGGATGGGCACACGCTGGTCCCGGCGTCACGGCGGGCGCCACGCAAGGCGGACGACCTGGCGTATCTGCGGGAGCAGAAGCCCGACCTGCCGGACGTCGACTTGGGCAAGCTGGCGGCAGACGGCCCGCGCTACAAATCGACCGGGAACAGTATGCCCGTGAACGTGATGGAGTGGATCGGTGAAAGAATCGCACTCGTCGGCGCCCGGCTTGCGCAGGGCCTTGACCCATATCTCGAACCAGAACTTGCCGACTATCTATCGGCTGGCGAAACGCCGCCTGCACCCGTTCTTCGCTGACCCCAAGGCGATGATCGTGCTGCGCGAAGAAATGAAGCGAAGGGGGCTCCTGTGACGACCATCACCCTACACGCGGGCGACTGCCGCGACAGCCTGCGCCGCCTGATCGCCGAGGGGGTCCGGGTGCATTCGGTCGTCACCGACCCGCCCTATGGCCTCGTGAGCGTCCAGAAGCGGTTTGGCAAGCCGGACAGCGCCCCGGCCCGCACCGAGCGCAACGACGGCTCGTTCGCGCGCCTGTCGGGCGGGTTCATGGGCAAGCAATGGGATGCGACCGGGATCGAGCGCGACCCGGAGTTCTGGCGGCTGATCCACGATGTCCTGCTGCCGGGCGGCTTCGTGTTCGCATTCTCGGGATCGCGCACCGGGCACTGGCAGGCTGTCGCCATGGAGCAGGCCGGGCTCATCATGCACCCGATGCACGGCTGGGTTTACGGCTCGGGCTTCCCGAAGGCGCACAACGCCGCCCGGGCGGTAGACAAGGCCCTCGGAGTCGAGGGTTCATTGGGCGGCGTCAAACCGGGTCACGGAGGTTTCGTGGGCCGGGGCAGTCTCTCGGCTGTCCAATCACTCAAAGGAACGTTGGGTGGCGAGGGCGGCTTTGCTAGACCGTGGATGGATGACCCAGAGAGCGTAGACCGCTACCGCCACACCTATGTCCCCGGCTCGCCCGAAGCCGAACAATGGGAAGGATGGGCCTACGGGACGCAGACACAGAAACCTGCGCTCGAGCCGATCTTCCTCGGCCAACGCCCGATGTCTGAAAAGACGGGCGCGGCCAACTTGCTCAAGCACGGCGTCGGCGCGTTCAATATCGACGGCTGCCGGGTGGGCTATACGAGCGAAGCGGATCAAGCGTCGGCGAAGCCGCAGGGCGCGGCCACGTCTAAGGTCGGCGCCCTAGCCGGCAAGACTCAGCATAATGGCGACCGTAGCGAGTTCACAGCCGACAACACGAAAGGTCGCCACCCGGCCAACCTGATCCTCGACGGATCGCCCGAAGTTGCGGCGATGTTCCCGGACACCCGAGCCGGGGTTGCGGTCAGGCGGAAATCCGGCGGCAAAAACATCTTCTCGGAGAAAGACAAGCCGCCCATGAGCGACATGGGTTACGACGATTCGGGTTCGGCCGCCCGGTTCTTCCACCAATTCCCGCCCGACACCGACCCGCTGATCTACCACCCGAAGGCCGGCAAGGCCGACCGGGCAGGCGGGCGGCATCCGACGGTCAAGCCGGTAGCCCTGCTGCGCTATCTGATCCGGCACATCACGCCGCCCGGAGGAGTCGTCCTCGACCCGTTTGCCGGGTCCGGCACCACCGCCGAAGCTGCCCGGCAGGAGGGGATCGATTGCATCCTCATGGAGGCCGAACCGGAATACGTCGCCTTCCTGCGCGAGCGGTTCGATCTGCTGGGCGATGGGCTCGGCGACATCGACGCCCTGCTCTACGACGATTCTGCGGAGGACCTGATATGACCACCGAGAACTGGCCCCTCTCCGAGCGAATGCGCGACCTCGCGTTGCGTCGTGACGACCTGCCCGACGACTGGCTGGCGCTGGCGAACCGGCTCGACGACGCCGCCGCCCGGCATTGCGCGGCGTTCATCACCCGGGGAGACGCCACCGCCGAACAGATCGCGGCGACGAAGGCTCTGGTCTCGGCATGGGCCAAGGCGCGCAAGGCATGGTGCGCCGCAACCGGGGAGCCGCTGGCATGAGGGGCGCATACGAAACCCCCGACGAACCTTGCCCGTATTGCGGCGCGATGTGTTCGGCGGAATTTGTCGATGTGGGCGTCGGGATGGCGCAAGTCAGCCCCTACGTCTGTGAGGTCTGCCACGCTGTCGAAGCCAGCCCGCACACCGATGAATTTCTCTCGCGCCCGGACTACGACCCGGAGACCGGCTGGTATCGCCCGCCGGGGGACTCGCCGTGATCGACCAGCTTCGCCGTCACGGTCTGATCCGGGTCACGGTCGAGCAGAAGGGCGACCTGTGGGAAGCCCGGCTGTCGACCAATACCGCCGGTCAGGGCGACTTCGTATCGCGCGACAGGAGCCCGGATTCGGCGCTACGGGCGGCTTGCAGCTTCTTCGGGGACATGGGCAGCCGCCACCCCCGGAAGGCCGCCCCAGCGCCCGCTCCGGTAGCCGTGGACGCCATCGACGGGACGGACCTGATATGACCCGACCGCCCATGTCGCTCGCCGAGCGAGAACTGGACCGCAAGCTGAAACACGACCGCATCGTGCGCGCGGCGGTCGAATACGTCTATGACAAGTCGTGCCGGGAAGCCCGGATCGAACTCGACCGGGCGGTCGTCGATCTGATCGGCTCACCGCTCGACGACCAACCCCCTGTCGTGCGGAGGCACCGATGAAACTGACGGATCGGCAGAAGCAATACATCTGGCTCGCTGGATCGCATCCCGACCGGGTGCTGGTGCAGGGCGCCGGCCGGAAATCCCTGCGGCTGCTCTACTCGCTGGATCGGGAGGGCGAAATCGTGGTGTTCGGCTACAGCAACCCGGCCTATTTCCTCTCGCAACGGGGGCTGTTCCTGCGGCTGCGCGGCCGGCATCGCTATCGGCTGGCCGCGCCCGGCGAGCGGGAGTTCCGCAAGATGCTCGCGAGCGGCGACGGGCTGGTCCTGAATGCCGCCATCGAGAAGGTTGACCTGTCGGAGGAATCGACATGATCGAGAAGGAATTTCACGGCTTCACCGCCATCTGCGATGACTGCGACGAAATCCTCGCCGAGGGAGAGGAAACCTTCGCCGATGCGGTCGCAGTCGTGAAGCACCGGGGCAGCGTGACGCTCGACGACGAGGGCCAATGGGTTCACCGCTGCAAGGATTGCACCCGGGAAGCGCGGATCGCGGCCGCATGGCGCAAGTTCGGGGGCTGATCGGGTTCAGCGAAGCCCGAACCATTCGAGCGCCTGATGCCACATGGCCGCGAGCGCGGCGCCCGTGGCGGCCGACATGAACGAGATTAGCATGAGCGCGCCCACGGCCCGCTCACGCCATTTCGAGAACTCGGCCACGGGCGCCTCGACTGCCGCCAGTCGGGCCTCGATCCGGGCCGTGTCGGCCGCCAGCGTCTCCAAGGCGCGTTCGACTTCGCTCGTGCGCTCGAAATGCTTTCGGCGGGTCTTCGACTCTTCGGCTTGTGCGGAGAGGATCAGATCGAGTTTGCCTTCGACGCGCCCGAGGGAGCGTTCGAGATTCGCTTCTTCGCTCACCGACAAACCTCGTCGTAGGCCGCGTTGTGCTGGCGCACCTGGCGGATCGTCTCGTCTGTGTCGGATTGCGACCACCGGATAGGGGGAAACAGGCTGCATAGAGATTCAGTCCCTCCTATATCCGTCGTTGTCGCGCAGGCGCTCGTCAGACAGGTCAACCCCGCCGCGAGCACGAGACCCGCGCCGGATCGCATCGAGCGAACCGCGCGCATGTTCCGCGTCCCTGTCCGCATAGCCCGCTTTCCTTTCCCGCCGTAGAAGCAGCGCCGCAATCGCCGTCAGGGCGAACGCTACTGCGATCCGAAATCCGAACAACCAGAGGACCGTCAGCACCGCCAGCACGGCCGCGACCCAGAGCGACGACTCGAACCCCAGCCGATAGACGGCGGCCGCGTAGACCACGGCGCCAACGGCTGCCCCCGGAATGATCCACCACCCGGAAGGCATCACTTCCTCCGCTTCCACAGGATATAGGCAGCGAAGGCGATTGCGGCCACAACTGCAATGGTCTGCACGGTCGGCGCAAGGCTGCCGAGGAACCCGACGTGCGGGAGTGCTTCGAGGGCCACGGCGACCACGCCGGCGGTCCCGGCGCCCGCTGCGGCCTTGGCCTGTGCGTCGTCACGGAACGTCTCGGGCTCGGCCGGCCGCTCGACGGGCAGGCGGCTGGCGGACAGCGGGAAGGCCGGGCCTGCGTCATAACGCCCCGGGCGCGTGTCGATGTGAATGAACCCGCTCGACGGATAGCGAATCACCCCCGTAAAGCCGACTTCCCGGGCAGCCCGCTCGAACTCCTGCGGGTCCTGGTTGTCCTGCCGCACGTCGAAAGCCATGCCCTTCATGTGGTAGCTGTTCGTCGCGCCGCCGACCGCCCGGTTGTGCGCGGGGCTGCGATAGGCGCTCGTGATGAGCAGCGGCTTGCCGAGCCGGTTGCGCAGCGCCTGCAACATATCGAGCGACGGGATGTCGATCTTCAACTCGCCTTCCCGCTTCGACGCCAGTTCGCGCGGCGAGAAGTTCGGCCAGCGCCACTGGTCCATGGGGAACTGGCTGTAGTGCGAGTAGAACAGGGTATCGGCGTCGGCCATGTCAGGTCCTCCGAGCGGTCGATCTGTCGCAGGGTAGCACTTTTTCCCGAGGCGCGTCCACCGTCAGTCGGTGACGCGGAAACCGACTTCGATATTCGCGAGATCGGCCGAATCCCACGGCAGCCCCGTATCGGGGTTCGTCCACCAAACATTCTGATAGCGGTCCCGAACCCCGGCGGCGATGTCCGGGCCGTCATAGTCGGTGCCGCCGATGCGCAGAAAAGAGTTAAAGGTATCCGGGGTGCCGATCCACCGCGCAGCGGTTGTATTTACGATGACCGCCGAGATGGCGCTGGGGCTTCCCGGGCCTGCATACGCGGTCGGTTCCCACGAGAATCGTTGCCCGTTCGCCGTTCCGACGATTCCGACATCGGAGTCTCCGATGATGTCGGCGTAGCCGCCCGGCATGTCGGCGTAATGCCCGGCCCCGTTCGGGATCAACTGCGCCAGACGAACGCCCACGGTAGGAATGCCCGCAGTTATCAGAACTTCGGAAATAGCGATGTCTCTCGAAGTGCTTGCTTGGGAGTCCCGGCTCGGCGATAGGCGGATGGTCGCGATCTTCTCGGGAGACGTTTTGGCAGCGGATGTCGTATCGAGCAACACCCCGTTCTTGTAGAACCGAGAGACGTAACCTGTGGGCGTAACTTCGACATTGAAGTCGATGGAACAAGGCGAACCGAATAGGAGCACGTTACGACTCGTTGGCCCGGTTACGGTCGAGTTTCCGTAGACGACGGACCGCAGGCTGTCCCGCCAGATGTCCGTGCTAATCCGGGCAATCACCGCGCCCGAGACCCCGATAACCTCGAACCGCATGGTGCCTGCTGGCGGCTCTGGACTCCCACCGATCGGCACCCAATAGAAATGGCCCCACGCTGAATCGGCCGGAGCCTGTGGGGACCTCCGCCACTCGGGAGGCCCCGGTGTGTCCAACAGAGTTCCGATTTGCGTATAGTCGGGGTCGACCTGCGCAGGGTTCGACGTAGGGGACGCCATGGCCGCCATGAACCCCAACTCCCAAGGCGCGCTCCCGGCAAGAAGAATCTCGGGCATCATCAAGGCTCCACGAGGACCAGAACACTCTGGCGCGCGATGAATATGGACGCAGGCAACGGCACAGGAATCGTCACGTTCTGCGAGTAGATTACCACGGCGTCGGCTGGCGCCGGAGGGACGACCCCGAACAACCCATGGCTTTCCACGGTGATTTCGTCCTCGCGTGGCCCGACAATCGCCAGCATTGGAGCGTCGAATATCTGCACTCCATTGACGATGAGTTTCGATGCTGCGTAGGGACCGATCCTCGTCTTGTTGCTCATGGCGGCGTCAATCCGTGACCCGGACGCCGACTTCCAGATCAAGGAAGTCCGACGTGACCCATTTCTGCCCCGTGGCCGGGTTGACCGACCACGAGTCCATGTCGGTCTTGCGCAGCCCCGTCCGATGGCTCGGGGAATCATAGTCCGCCCCGTCTTGCCGTAGGAACTGGTTAACCCGGGTCGGGGACCCGAGCATCCGAGAGTTCGTGAAACGGCCCAGCACCGCGGCGATGGCGGCCGGCCCCAGCGTCGCCCCAACCGGGGACAGCCCCCACGACATGCGTTGGCCGTCTGCGTTGCCGACGATCCCGGCTGCCGGGTTCGGGTCGGCCAGGTTGGTGTAAGACCCCTGCATGTCCGAATAGACCCCCGGGCTGTCCGGGAGACGTTGAATGAGTCGCATCGACACGGTAGGCAGGCCGTCTGTGACGATAAACTCGGATTGCGCGGTTATCTGGTCGGCGAAGTTTCCGGCGTTCGCTCGAATCGGACCGAAATGAAAGGATTTGAGCGGGCCGATGTCCGTCGAAGTGGCCGCCTCGGCCCGGCTAACTACCGTGCCGGACTTGTAAACCTCGGTGACGATCTTGTCTGGCTCTACATGGATATTCACATCGACCGGGAAACGGGTCGACGTCATGTCAAAATTTCCACCAGTAACGGTTGAATCCCCAATCGCGCGCGCGGCGGCGGTTCTTGCCCCGGTCCCGATCCAACCGGCCCGGATCACGTCGTTGGCGTCCCGGGCGTAGCAGGCCCACATGCCGGAACCGACACCGACGTTGCCCCCGATGCCCGCGAAGTAGACGTGATACCAGAGGTCCCGGCTGCCGCCTTCCGGCTCCACCTTGACCTTCCACGAGGTCGAATCGATTCCGAAGGGATTGTAGACCGCCCGCTGCGTGTAATTCGGGTCGAAATGCGCCGAGTTGACCGTCGAATCGGTCATGAGTCCGAGGTCCGCGGGCGAACTGCCGACAAGAAGGAAACCCGTCATGCCCCCAAATCCCCGACCAGGACGTATTCGTCCACCCCGATAGGCACGATCTGCGCACCCGACCATGGCGCCCGCAGGGTATAGGTGTTGTCGGCTGCCCGGAGCACCACGCCGCCGCTGCCGGCGATGGTCAGGCGCTCGGACCCGGCCCGGATCACGGTCAGCGGTTCGGTGACGGTCAGCCCTGCCGGGATCGTGATGGTGCGGTCGCCGCCGTCTGTGTCCATGAGAATGATGGTGGCCCCGAAGAAGTCGCCGGCGACGACCGTGTAGTTCGTCGACTTGGCGACGATGTTCGTATCGCCGATGGGGCGGGTCCGCCACGTCGAGCCATCCCAATACAGGTAGAGCGACTCGTCGGCGACGAAGACCTCGGTGCCCGCGCTCGGCGGATAGTAGACCCAATCGGCCGCTGACGCATCCCACGCCGCGATCATGTCGGTCTCGGCCGAGCCCGCCGGGACGATGTAGATGTCCGTCGAGCCGGGGCTGCCCGGGAGGGCGGTCGTGCGCGACAGGACCCGCGCCTGCACCATGACCGACACCTTGAACAGGTTGGCGTTCATGGCGTCGCCCCAGCCGGATTCACCGGGGGACCAACCGCCTTGAAGGCTCATGCCGGGGAGAGTGACGGCGGGCATGGGGGCTCCTGTCAGCGACCGTATTTGCCGGACCAGGTGAAATCCCACCCGATCGTCCCGACATAAACATACCGCTCGGCGAATTGCAAAGACTCAAGCCCGTCGCGCACGGCGATGAACTGGACCCATGCCCCTTGCAGCGGCCCCAGATCGACCACGGGGATCGTGAGGCTATTGCCGGTCAGGTTGGTATACTCGGCCAGCGCGTTCTCCGGTGGATCGGTGCGGTTCTCGACGATCCTGATCGTGACGGTCTGCCCGGCCTCCGGCACGGCGTCCGGGTCATCCCAGAGCGTGACGATGGCATCGTCAGACCAGCGGTTGCGGTGAACCCATGTCGCTTCAACATCGGTCGGGAAGGGCGCCGTGTCGTAGATCGTATCGGCGAACCCGTTGCCGTCGATCTGGCAATCGGCCGGCCGGAAGGGCCGGTCCTCGCGTCGGATCGCGTAGAAGTTCGTGGCCGGGGCCTCGCCGAGCGGCAACTGGCCCTGCCCCATGCGCGGCAGCAGCAGGTAGGGCACGGCGGTCGGCGGATCGGTCGGGCCGTGGATCGTCGGATCGAGGGCTTCCGACCCCGGCAGAACCCAGACCCGCGCCCCCACCGGCCAGTCGCGCGGCACCGTGTCGTAGATTCCCCGGTCGACGGTCCACTCCTGATTGTCCAGATCGAACGATCGCAGGAACACGATCTCGGAGAAGGCGTCCGGCGCGACCGCGCCCGACGTGACGGCCGTGTTGCCCGGATCGGTAATGAGCAGTCGGGACCCCGGCGTGACCGACCCTTGGCCGAGACGGTCGATCAGGTCCCGGTCAATCGCCGACACCGCCTCGGCGTCGAGCGGGGCTTCGAGCAGCGCGCTCGGCGTCGGCGGGAACGCGAGCACTTCCTGCCAGAGCGTGTCGCCGTTGGGCTGGACGACCTCGCGCACGGCCGAGACGTCGAACACATGCGTCGAGTCGTGCGTCCCGAGCAGCAGCGCCGGCGAGCCGGGCGAAGCGTCGTCCACGTCTTCGGCGGTCGCGCCGCCGCGCAGCAGTTCCGGGAGCGGCGGCGTCATGGCGAGCGAATCGGTCAGCGGCGACGCAGGCGCGCTCCACGGGTCGGACCAGAGCGGCGTCTGCCCGACGTTGCCGTCGAGCCCGACCACACCGAAGATGTCCTCGACCAGCGACGCCTTGATCGTGCGCGCTCCGGGCTTGCCATAGTCGACGTTCATCACCCGGACGATCATGTTTGCGATGTCGTCCTCGGGCCAGTTCAGCCGGTAGACCGAACCGGGCGTAATATCCCACTCGTCGCGCAGCAGGTGCGCGGTGCCGGACCAGAGCGGATAGCCGGCCTCGACCACATCCCGGTCGGCCACCCGTTGCGCGAGGCACGGGGTTCGGATCGCATGGTAGTTGCGGCCCTCCGACACATAGCCGCCCTCGGTCACATAGGTCGCCGTATTGTGCGACGTGACGGTTTCTTCTTCCTCGGTCTCGGGGTTGGTCCAGGTGACGACGATCTCGTTGACCAGTTCACCCCAGCCCCGGCGCAGCGAGTTCTCGATCACCGCATTGTCGGGGTTGATCTCCTTGAGATTGTTCGGGTCGTAGTCACCCCGGAGCAGCTTGAGCGTCCATTTCGCCGTCGCCGGGTCCTGATAGTAGACCGCCTTGATGTGGTCGATCACGTCCTGGATCATCGCTTCGATGTCGCCGGACTTCGACCACATGAAGGACAGGCCGAACTGCTCGTCGTAGAGCGTCTGCGCTGCCGCCGTGTGTGACGGGATGTCGATGAGCGACGGGTCCTCGCCCTTGCCCCATTCGGGGTCAGTCATGAGTTCGTAGATGATATGCGCCGGGTTCGCATCGGGTTGCGGCCCAAGGTAGTCCTCGGTGATGATGCTGCCCGCAGACGCACCCGAGCCCGACGTCCATACCAGTTCGGCATGTCGGTATTCGACAGTCGCCCATGCGAAGATCGGGAACCACATGACGCCGCTATACCAGAGCCGGGCGAACCGGGCGCCGCGAGGAACCACCGTGTCGATTCGCGCGGTAGGCATCTCGCCGGAAATCGACTGCCCGGCATAGCCGCCCGGGACGCCCGGCCCGATGACGCCGCGGTGCATCCCGCGCGATACCGCCAGCTTGCGACCCGGGACGACCGCCCCCTGCGCGCCGCGGGTCCATGTCCGGCCATTGCCGGAATAGAACAACCCGTCGGGACCGGCCGCGACCATTCGGCCGGCGTCAGGCGCCCACACGATGTCCGTTACGCCTTGCGCCGAAATCGCCGTGATCGGTTCCCAGAAGTCGCCGTCCTCGGACACCATCGCTGCGTCCTGCACGTTCGGATCGAGGGCGAACCCGGCCGCCACGAACCGCTGCGAACCCGGGTGCCATGCAACCACGCGCCAGTCGGCGTCGTTAGGGGCCTGCTTGGCAGTCCACGTCACGCCATCGGGGGAAGTCATCACGCAATCGAGGCCCGGCTCGGCGCCGACCGCCGCGAACAGGCCGTATTCCGGCGACCAGCAGACGGATTTCCATTCGGCCGCTACGGGCGCGACCTGCAAATCCCAAGTCGCGCCATCGAGCGACGTGGCGACCTCGCCGTCCTCGGCGACCATGACGAACAGTTCCAGCGCCGGCGACCAGCAGATTGCCGACCAAGGATGCGCCCCGGGAACCGCGTATGCCTCCCACGTTTCCCCGTCCTCGGTCACGGCGATCTGCTCGGCACCATCCCGGGATACGGCAACCGCGATGCCGAGGTCCGGGGAATACGCGACTGCGGCCCAATCGCGCGGCGTGTTGTCGGCTGTCGGGAAATCGGCCTTCGCCCATTCGCGCCCATCCGGGGACCACGCGACAACCCCGCCGGGGGAAATGGCTACGAATCGCTTGCCCCGTGCGAACCACGCGACGTCGGAATACTCGTCGGCGTCGTTCCGGGTGATCGTATACCACGCCGCGCCGTTCGCCGAGTAGGCGGGCAGCACGTCGCCGACCGGGCTCTGCGGGACGTCGACCGGGATGGCGAGGACCGCCGCATAAACCTCGGAGTAGAAATGGACTTCCGCAAGCGCGACGACATCTTCGAGCCCGTTGTAGTTAAGGTTCGAATGCCCCTGGAGAGTCAGTTCTGCCCTGAATCGCACCCGGCCCGCGTCCACGTCAGCCGCACGAGGCAGCGATGTCTGCCGCGTCGAGTTCCCGTCCGGGTAGAGGAATTGCAGGTAGCCGTCGAGTTCCGATCCGTCGTCACAGAACGACTCGACCACATCGTCGGGATCGGCGATCCGGTATTCGGCATATCGACTCCCGACCAGCAACGACGCGCCGCTCCACGGCGGGTAGATCGCTCCGGCATTCACGAGTGGAACCGGCAGGTCCATCTGCCGGCTGTTACCGCTGCTCGATCCGAACAGCCGCCCCGCCAGCGCCCCGAGGAACCCGGCCGGCGTCCCGGTCGTGTTACCGCTCGGCTTATCGGGATACTGGCCGCAGTCGATCGGCTCGATCACCGCCAGCGCGGTTTCGGCGGCTTCGTCCAGCGTCCATGGAATGTCCGTGACGCTCACGTCGAAGGACGGCAGGTAGTAGTTGTTCGTGATCCACTTGAAGCCGGGTTGCCGGCCGCGACCGCGGAAGAACAGTTGCGACAGCCCCCGGAAGCCGGGCGTCGTGGACGGAGTGCGGTCGAACCGCTTGGCAAGCTGGACGGACGACAACTGATCGGGGTCGCCCATGTAGACTTCGATCACGCCCTGGACGCCGCCTTCCTTCTCGTCGCCGCCGAACAGGTCGGGCATGTCCACGCAGATGTTCGTGCGTCGGTCGATCTTGCCGCCGAAGACCAGCTTGTCCTTGATGCGGATGCGATTCACGAAGTCGATCCGGCCGTGCGCGATCCCGACCTGCTCGGACAGCAGGTAGTCGTAGACCTTCGGCGTGTTCTTACCGCCGCCCATCGGCTTCCTCCGCGTCCGCGCGCGCAATGGCGACCAGCCGTTGCACCGTCACGTCCTTGATACCCGCCAATTCCTCGGCGGGATAGCCCACGGTCACGAGCCGGCGAAAGTCGATCCCGAGCGTCGGGCACTGACGCTTGGCGCCCATGAGGCACACGCCTGCCTTTCGGAGCGTTGCGCTCGTGACCATTGCCGTCATTTCTTGCCGCCCTTGCGCATCTTGCGATGCACGATCCCCTTGTCCCCGAACCAGATGATGTTCGGCGACTTGACGGTCATGGACCCGAACACCTTTGGAATCGGCTTTCCGGCCTCCGCAGTCGGGTCCTTGAGATCATCCACGGTCGGCGGCTTCTCGGCCTTCGGCTTCGGCATGAGCAGATAGCCAAGGATTTGCAGACCGACGCCGATGGCAAGCTGTGCGAGGAAGGGGAGCGCCATGGTTCACCCGTGATTGTTCTTGCCGACGGGGTTCTTCGTGGGAATCCACGGATGGCCGCCGTAGTTCACGACGTTGTTGTGGACGTTCTCGCAGTCGTCGAGGTTGTGCCCGCACCCGAGGATCACCGACACGGGCGACGTCGCCGCGAGCGTCAGGGCCGGTCCCGACATGACGATCTCGTCGTCCGTCCGCGTCGACAGGATCATGCGAACCTCCGTCCCGAACTCGCCGGTCCACTCGACGAGGCCGCCCGTGAATTTCACCACGGGAAACCCGGTCGTGTTCCAGCCGGGGACGAGCGCGATCCGGTTCGGCGCCAGCACGGACTGCACCACGGCGGCCACCGTCGCCGCAGCCTTGCTCGCCCGGCAGCCCGGGCCGTAGAGGATATGCGGGCAGGTGCGCTGGTAGTTGCGCCGCAGCCCCGGCCGCTTCATGGCCGCGCCCGACGGCTCGCAGGTGAATTTGATGGTGCCGCCCGTGCGCACGAACTCCATGACCCGGCCGGCCCAGGTTGCGGCGAACTGCGCGCCGTTGGCCCAGAGCGGCGGCGCATCCGGGTGCGGCGCATGGCCCGACCAGACGCGCAGGGTGACAACGTTCGTCGGCGGGAACAGCGAGAATCGCCGGCCGAGCGGCGAGTCCTTCGGAACTTCGACCGTCATGGAATGCCGGCCGAGCCGGGCCTTGGCCTCGACGTTCGTTCGCTGGATCGGCAGCGGCTCGAACACGATCTCGCCCTCGTCGTCGCCCGGATCGAACGAGACGGGCTGCTCGGCGTCGGTGTAGGCCAGATACGCGCCGGGGTCCGGCCCGAGACGGAACAGATAGAGTTCGACGATCTCCTGCGCCGACCGGGAGTGCTCGTAATCGTCGTAACTCACAGCGGAACCTCGTCGGCCGGAAGCGTCGTCATGGAGAACTGCGCATGGGCCGCGACCGGGGTTTCCCATTGCACCGACAGGCTATCGGAAGTGAAGCGGCTGCGAAACAGCCAATGCAGCCGTGAGCCGGGACGGATTTCCTGCTGCCATTGCGCTGCGCAGGTGGCGCGCGAGTTCCCGTTGAAATCGGCCCAGCCGATGATCTCGTTGGCCTGCCACGTTCCGTCCGGCCGGATATGGACCACATGCCGATACACCCGATCGCCCACATAAGCCGCCAGATGCTCATGCCCGCGCACCGTGAAGGTCGTGCCCCCGGCCGGCGTCACCTGCGACAGCCGGAAATCGCGGGTCCACGACGGCGCCCAGAACGATCCGCGGCGGCCCTTCCGGCGCTGGAAGAATGCCAGCATTTCCTCGGCGCCCGGCTGGTCGAAGCGGTAGAGATGCGGCTGCCGGCGTTCGCTGGTGAAATTGCCCGGGGTCGTAATCGTGATCCGACCCCGGCCGAAGTCCACCCGATCCGCCTCCTTGGCGAAGGTGACGTCGATCCCGTCGCCCCAATTCGGTCGATGCAACAGA